TTTAAAAGAATTTTTAGATAAAAAGAAAAAATAATTTGTCATAATTCTCGCTCTGTTTTAGTGTGAAATAAACAGGGTGAGTTTTTTATGTCTGATACAAAACCAAAAAGGGGTAGACCTCAAAAATCCCTTGATTGGCCACAATTCGAAAAGCTTTGCGCGCTTCAATGCACTCAAACGGAAATAGCTTCTTTTTTTGGTGTGCATAAAAATACTATCAGAGAAAGAGTACAAGATGAATATAAAGAAGATTATTGTACTATATATAAAAGGTTTTCTGATTCTGGAAAATGTTCACTCAGAAGACACCAGTTTGTATTGTCTAGAACTAATGCTTCGATGGCTATCTGGCTCGGGAAAATGTGGCTCGGACAGAGAGAACAAAACGATCAAGCCAAAGAGATAATAGACACATTCATTGCTCTCTTGAAATCAGGCAAGATGGTCGAAGCAAAAGAAAAGCTTGTGCAAGTGGCATGATCGAAGAGCTTAATGATAAATCGTGGAGACTGAATAACTTATACAGGATCATCGACAAAACAGGTAATTCGATACCTTTTAAGCTTAACCCAGTCCAACAAGAAGTCTTAGAGAATCTACACACACGCAATCTAATACTAAAAGCTAGACAGCTTGGAATGTCTACTTTCTCTGTTCTTTACATTTTAGACCAGTGTATTTTCAACGATAATACCAGTGCTGGGATCGTATCATACTCACTTGAACATGCTCAACATATTTTCAAAAGAATCATCGGGCATGCACTCGACACTTTGACGCCTGTAGCAAAAGAGATGGCGGGGATAATACAAAGATCAGCTAGAGAGATAACTTTCAAGAACGGAAGTTTTCTAAGAGTAGATACAACGCTTAGAGGAGGCGCTTATCAGCTTGTCCTGGTCTCAGAGTTTGGTAAAACATGTGCTCGAAATCCAGTGAAAGCCGAGGAAGTAATAACAGGAACGCTGCAAACTGTTCCGCTGGACGGAAGGATTATAATAGAATCAACGGGCGAGGGATCGGATGGGTTTTACTCAGAGATGATCGCAGAGGCAGCGCAACGAGGAAATGATAATCTGAGTGAGCTAGAGTATAAGCTATTTTTCTTTCCTTGGTTCAGGGAAGAGAACTATAAGCTAGCAAAAGATATACAATGTCCCGTGGAGTATACAGATTACTTTGACAAGCTAGAAAAAGAATGCAACGTCAAGATCGATAAGAAAAAGAGAAACTGGTATCTATATCAAAGAGGAGTGCTAAAAGACAAAGTCAAGCAAGAGTTTCCGAGCACTGTTAAAGAAGCGTTTTTATCGACGAGCGAGGCGTATTACTTTCAGTTATGCATAGATCAAGCATACACTGAGAATAGAATGCTATCTATCAGCCCCTACGATCCATTATCTAGCGTATTTGTAGCTATGGACATTGGTGTAACAGATTTAACCGTTCTAATTTTCTTTCAAGTTGTGCACGGTGAAATAAGAATCATAGACTACTATAAAGATAACAACAAAGGCCTAGATTTTTACTCACATTTTCTACAGCAAGAAAAGCCTTATCTCTATCACACAATCTTCTTACCTCATGACGCAGTACGAAAAGATAACATCATAGTAGAAAACTCATACGAAAGAGAGTTTAGAAAACTATTTCAAAACACTGATACAAAATTTATCGTTTTAAAAAGAACAGATAAAAATATTAACATTAACAATGCTAAAATAAAGTTTAGTCGTTGTGTATTTAATATAAATCGTGTAAAGGAATTAATAGAGATGCTGGGTAAATATAGGAAGAAGTGGTCAGAGCCGTATGGAAAATATATGGACGAGCCGTTTCATGATATTAGCTCACATTATGCTGATGCATTTATTTATGCTATGCAAGCAGTTACTCATGTAGAGACAGTAACAGGACTAAGTAAAGCTAAAGAAGATCATAAAAGACTAGTAGAGAATAGACGGTTTAGGATATGAGCGATCAAGACTACGCAATCAATAGTGAGTTTCAGGAAAATTACAGATACTCGAAAGAGTTTTGGGCGCCATTCATAAACGACGCTCAGATTTACACATTAGCTGGAGCGGGTTATACCTGGTCAGATATAGAATTAAAAGAGCTATCGAAAGAAGGTCGAGAGCCAGTTGAGCTAAATATAATGAGAAGGCCGCTGCAATTCTATTCAGGATATCTCAGAGATAATCTCAATTCAATCGTTGTTGAGCCAGTAGAGGGGTCAGATCAAAAGACAGCAGATCAGTTCACTAAATTATCATCATATGTTTGGGATAAAGGCGGGGGATATAACACGTTTTTAGATTCATGCGATGAAGGCCTAAAGAGTGGTATGTCACTTTGTGGTCTATATATGGATTATCGTAAAGATTTTATCAATGGTGAGATAGGATTTTATAAGAGAACCTACAATAGTTTTTATCTAGATCCGACATTCGAAAAGATAGATCTATCGGATTGTGCATTTACTATTATGCGTGATGTTGTAGATAAGAAGATCGTCAAGCAGTTACTTCCATTTGTAGATCAGCAAGTAATAGATGAAATGCAAACCTCTTTTAGAGATGAAAAGTTTCTGAATTATCACCCAAACTTTGGAAGCCTAAGCAAGAACAGAAACTTAGTAGCATATGATCAGTACTACAGAAAAGTAAGCCAAAACAGAAAGTTTTTAGTAGATGAAAAAGCAGGATACTTCAGAGATATTACAGATCTAGACGAGGAAGAGGAGAAAAAGCTAGAGAGAGGGATTAGGAGAATAAGAAAACTGCATGATGAAGCAATGAATATGGGAGTTCAGACTAGCGATTTACCACCGTTAATCGAGATTCGCACTCAAGAGAGAGAGATGGTTGAACTTTGTATTATGCTCAATGGACAAAAAGTTTATCAGGGAAAGGACAAGACTGGAATAGAGGAAACCTACCCATTTGTGCCAAATTTATGTTATTTAGAGCCGAGTATATGGATGCCGTCTAAAAGAGTACAGGGTATAGCTTCTACTTTATGGAGCGCTCAGAGACAGTTTAACAAGCGTCACATGAAAATCATTGATATGATGGATTCTACTATCTCAACTGGGTTTAAATATCTAATAGGGTCAGTGTCAGACCCAAAAGATCTGCAGCAAACAGGACAAAATAAGCTTATTGGGATTGATCCTGAAAATGCGCCAGAAGGTTTAAACTCAGTACAAGAACTGGCTGGAGGACAAGCTAACCCAAGTCTAGTAGAATACCAAAAGATTTTAGATGAGTTAACTCTAACACTAGCTAACGTTAATGAAAGTGTTCTTGGAGTCGATGAAGGGGGAAACACTCAAGTATCAGGGAGATTAGCTCAAGTAAGAATAGCACAAGGGTTAAGATCGAATAGGAAAGTTTTTGATAATATAGAAGTATCTCAAGAGATATTAGCTGGATTAGTTCTAAAGGTTATCCAAAATAATTATAGTCCAGAGAAAGTAAAAAGGATCTTAGGCGAAGAGCCTACAAAACAATTTTACGAAAAAGATTTTGAGCAATATGACGCAGTACTTAGAGAGGGAGTCAGATCTAAATCTCAGAGAGACGCTTATTATTACGAGCTTGTTAATCTTAAGCGTGAGGGTATAGTAGATGTTCCACAAGAAGAGATAACTAGAATGCTTCCAATAACAGGCAAGTCAGATCTAGATGAGGCAATAGAATCTAAACAACAACAAGACGCACAAATAGCTCAAGAACAAATGCGCCTCGAAATGGAAAAAATGCAAGCCGAGGTAGATAATCTAAAAGCTCATGCTAAAGAGAGAAACACAAGAGCAGATAGTAACGAGGGATTACTAACAGAAAGAGAGAGTGAGGCTCTACAAAATACTGCTCAAGCTGTTCTAGATAGAGCAAAAGCAATCACTGAATTATCAAAAGTTAAAGAAGAGCACTTAATGAATGTTCTTTCTTATCTCAGAGGTCTAGAAGCGGAAGAGAATCAGAAGTTTGCTCAAATCGCTCAAGAACTGCAAAACCGATCAGATGAAGAAGATCCAGATACAAAAAGAGCACAAAAAGAGTTAGACGCAGTGTCAAGTCAAGCTAATGTTCCAGAAGAATAAAATAATTTAAAAATATTCAAATAAAGTAGTTACAAATAAATATTTATTTATTAGTGTGAGGTTAGGCGTGTAACCGAGGAGTTTATTATGCCATATAAAGAAGGATATAATGGAAAAATGGGCGGGGGCAAGATGAGTTCTCCAAAAGGAATGTACTCTTCTCCAAAAAATCCCATGAAAGAAGCAATGCATGTGCCAAGTCAGTGTGGCCCTGGAATGAATCCAGATCAGTCTAAGTGTAATAGTCTTAGACAAAAGGCATATGCTGAAAGAGATGCGTTAAGAGGTAAGAGCGGAATGTAATGAAATGAGATGTAATTTTTTATGACAACTTTTACAAAGAATAACAAGATTGGAAATATCATTATTAGATCTATTATGATCTTTATGATGAACCTCAAGTTTTTTATCACTTTTACAAAAATAGCAAATATGTTCAAAGTGAGCGAAAGCCTTTTCTCTATAAAGAGAAATTTCACTTGTAATTTTTCCTTTAAACATACATTCATGAGAACAATAAACATTTGCTTTATTTGGATTATAAGATTTTTTAAAAGAAAATTCTTTGTTACATATAATGCAATTTTTAGTTATTTTTCTATTCAATTGGATAAGTTTATACTTACATGTAGAAGAACAACAAATTTTTTTAGTTCTTTTAAGTCTGTATGGATGTACAAAAAATTCTTTGTTACAAATTGGACAAAAAATATTACATTTATCAACAAGTGGTCTACCAATTTTTTTCATAAAAAACATCATAAGATAAAAGGTGTTATATGTCTATGAAAATGATTAAAGATCCTGTTAGTAAATTGATAATTCCAAGTCAATTCTACGACGAGAAACAGTCGTTAAAAAGATCCATAGATTTGATAGTGGAAAAGATTGTCAATTGTCTTCAATACATAGAGAAGAACTATTACCTAGTTTTTCATGCTAAGTTTGATAGATATGACCCAAGTAAATTTTCTGTAAGCAGGCCAACTGCCACTTATACTATACCGCCTTTCGTTAGTAATCAAATGGTTTTTTGGATTAGTAACAAAAAAGGAATATGTGAACTACTTTGGATGGTACCTCCTAAGAAACCAGGAGAAAAGCTCAAAGTAGAATTTAATAAGAAAGGTGTCGCCTACCTTCAAGCAAAGGGCGCTATGCCATCGTAAGAGGCTGTCTTACGTAATTCGGGAGTTATATGGATACAGATACCGATACTGTAGAAGATACACAAGAATACGCTGAACAAGAGCAAGAAGTTCAAGAAGAAGCAGTAGAAAGTGTAGAAGAGGAAGTAGTAGAGGAAGAGAAAGAGCAAAAAGTTCCTTTGTCTGCTCTACAAAAAGAGAGAAAAAAAAGACAAGATTGGGAACAAAGGGCAAAGCTTTACGAACAAAAAGAAGCTATGCAAATGCAAGAAAAAACAAGTTCACAATCAGACGAAAATGAGGACGAATATGAAACAGCGACTGTTGCACAAGTTAAGAGCGCTGAGAAAAAAATTATTCAAACTGTTACTGAAAATTTGTGGTGTAAAGAACACCCAGAAAAAGTAACAGAAGTTGATGAAAAGTTAGAAGAATTTTTAAAACAAAAACCGCATTTAAAATATGCGATTGAAGCCGCTCCGAATCGTTATGAAGAAGCATGGACGTTACTAAACGCTTTGACTCCTAGGCAAAAAGCAGCATTAAAACCAAACGTTGGAGTAAAAAAACCAGCTCCAAACTCTCCGAGTGCAGTGCCAAAAGCAACAGGAGTAAATCAAGTAGTTGACGTAATGAATATGACAGATGCAGAATTTTCGAAGTGGAGGGCCTCAAAAATTAAAAGATAGGAAACAAGAGGAAAATTATGTCAGTTACAACCACTAGTGATTATGGTTCTATGGCCGATCGTTGGGCACATAGAGCTTTACTCCAAAGGTCTAAACCACATCTGCTTAACAATCTATTTGGTAAAGCATTTAGATTGCCTACTAAAAATACAGATACAATGGCATTTAGACGACAAGAAAATTTTGATGCAACACCAGTTGTGTTAAATGAAGCAGCCGACCCTGCGCCTGATACTGTTAACAAATTTGATATTAACGTTACCATTCAGGAATTTGGAAAAGTAACGCTTTTATCAAGAAAAGTATTATTAGTCGTAGAAGATGAAACAGCAAATGAAACTGCCGATAACTTAAGCCAATGTATGCACACTATGTTAAACCGTGTTACCGGCAATATCATGGATTCGAGCTCAAGTCAAATTTCTTGTCTAAACGGAAGCAATGGAAATTCCATAACAGAATTATCACAAATTGATATAAATCGTGCAATTGCATTTTTAGATGAAAATAATACAGAAAAAATGACGCCTACTATAGATGGTACAAGCAGATTTGGTACTGGGCCTGTAGAAGCAGCTTTTTGGGTTACTTCTCATGTAAAACTTAAACCAGATATTAGACAGTTAGACGCATTTGTTCCAACTTCTCAATATGGTGCGCAACAATCTGTTTTACAAGCAGAATTTGGCGCTACCGACGAAGCTAGATGGGTGGTAAGCACAGAAACTATTGTAAGTGAAGATGATCCAGCAGTATACAACAACACATTTATTGGAGCTAATGCTTATGGATATGTCACAATTGATGAAGTTTCAACTGAAATGAT